ACATTTTCTCTGTCTCTACAATGCATTACGTGTTCACTATCTAAATCAATTGTTGTCTCTTCTTTTATTATATTTTTTAAATCTTTCGTGATCATAATATTTATTTTCGTTTATTGCCTTTAATATTCCAGCACATGCTTCGTAATTCTCTAAAATTTCATAAAGCTTTATAGCTCTTTCTAACTCATCAACAGACGCGCCAGAGGCTAAATCCATAAGTGCCATTAGATAATACCTGTCTATTTCTTCGTCCATTATGCCAATGTATCTCGTATAACATAATTATTTAGTTCTTCTTCTTTGTTTATAAAATACTTTTCATAGACCCTAAGTCCATATTCTAATTTTTGTTTACCTGATTCATAAAATGATTCTTCACAGTCATATATTCCTAGATCTCCTGATGTTTTATCTATTACAAAGAAATAAAAATTTTTATAATCTACCTTAAATAAATTACAATATATATATAATTGAACATCATAAGAGTATTTCTTTGCTGACCATTTGAAAGCTTTTAGATCAGAAGTAGTTTTTAAGTCTGCAACAAATCCATCTCCTAATAAATCTGCTTTAGCTCTGAATGGATAACCATGTAATATATCAAAACCTGGTTGTTCGTATTCTGAATCTCTAGTTAATTCTTGCCACATCTCATTTTGCTTTAACGCATCAACAGTATACATTGCTTTATCATATTCTCTTCTTGTATATACAAATTGATCTGTTCCTACTTCTGCTACTTTATCTTTATATTTTTTTGTTGTTGCTGATTGTACTTCTACAATATGGCATAAGCTGTCTAACTTTTCAGGTTCTAATGCTGCTAAGTGTATTAACCTACCCATTTTAAACGCTGGACTATCTGTTTTGTAATTCAAACTTCTTGCATAGCTTTTAGGTGAATCAATTAGATATTTAATAGCAGATGAACTCAATGCATATTTCCCAAGCTCTCCATAATAAAAAGAGTCATCATACATTTTCTTTAATAATTCTTCTTTATCGTATACATCTCCGTTTAATAATCTGATTTGTTCAAATCTATCTTTTTTAGCATGTATTGATTTCATCTCTGGTATAGATATAAAACATGTATTGTTTGAATTATAACTTGGTGTTATATTCATTAATAACGCGTCTATCTCTCTAGGTCTAGTAAATTTAAACTCTTCTTCATTAATCTTTATACATAAACCTTCACTTGCCCATTTTTTAAAGTTTATTTTAGGCGTCATAAACGTTATATTCTTCCAGTTTGCTTTTTTAACTACTTGCTTCATCTTTTACAAATGTATTATTTATCATCTTACCTTTTCTTTCTTTAATCTGATCATAAGCACTATCTATACAGTGTTCAACTTTATATCCGTATAAATGTGATAAATTAGTTAATACTACTATCATGTCTCCTATTGCATCAACTATTTCTGGTTCATCTTCTTTTAGTATTGCTTTTGAAAGCTCGCCTGCTTCTTCAATTAATTTTACTAATTGTGTTTTTGGATCTCCATTTTCATATAAGCCTCTTTCTTCTGCCCATGTTCTTATTAATTCAAATCTATTCATTATTTCTATTTAAAAAATTATTATATATATGTAAGTTCTGAGAAAAATGATAATAATAACCTATTTTTAGTTCTAATCTTTTACTCATCTCTTCTTGCAATTTGCTAAAGCAATATTGGTCATTACAAAAACCAAACCATAAATCATTTGATCTCATAAGCACACTCATGTTTAATCTATCATTTAATATACTAAAATTAATAGCATACGTACATGGCGTGTCATTTTCAAAATTATATCTTTCTTTTGCATTGTATATACTTATACTTGCTCTTCTACTATCTGGATTATTTTTTAATTCATCTACTACATAATCTAGTTGATTATTTTTCATCCAATGATAACCGTAATTAGAGTTAACATTACCTGAAGCATCCATACACGAGTACCATATTTTTGCTTTCTTTGCAATTTCTTCTGCATTTGGATTAGCTGTCAAATACCATTGCCATTCATATTGCGCGTACTTACGACTCCAATTACGAAACTTCTCTGTTATATTATTTTCCATAGGATCTTTCAGATAAAACCCTACATTCAATGCAGCTTTTGTATCTTGTATATTTATACCTTCGTTTGATATTTTTTTATACAGATATATAAAAGCTTTGTTAGCGTTATCAAATACCATTTTGCTCTAAGTTATTTAATGATGCTAAATAAGCTACTGCATCTAATAAGTTATCTTCTTTATAGTGGTAAGCTTCTCTTGCTAATTTCATAGCAACCATACAAAGATGCATATCTCTGTTTGTTATATCTTTACCAGTCATTTCTGATGCAAGGTCTGCGGCTCTTTGCATAGTTTCAAGCATAGGACCATACATCCTTTCTTTTTCTTCGCCTCTTGCGTTTATTATTTCGTCTGCTTTTCTAAGTATGTTCATTTGTTTTTATTTAGAGTTAATATAAAGTTAATAATTATAATCCTAATTTTTTACTTTGATTATATTTTTTTACAATTTTATTTGCTTCTTGTAATTCTTTCTCAACTCTTCTAGCTCTTTCTAAAGCTCTAATTTTATCAGATCTATATGATTCTATAGTTTTATCATACGTTTTTCTTTCGTATTCTAAGTGTGCTACATATATTCCTATCTCTGCTAAACATGTTTTACAAAGCTTAATGTCTTTATTATTTGATTGTTTACCCCATTGGATTAATTTATTTCCAAGTGTTTCGTAGTTTGTTAGATATTCTAGTTCTTTTATTAGTTCCATTTTATTTGTATTCATTGTAAATTGCTTTTAACCTATTGTAAACCCCATTGACAAAACAAGGACTACAACTAGTTGGTTTCTTATTGTCTTTAAATACTCTGTTATATATTATAAGTATTCTTGCTGTATCTTTTATTTGATTTGTTTCATTTTCAAATATACCTTTTAAAAAATTATATTCATCTTCTGAAAACAATTCAGGCATTCTATAAGGAAAAAGTTCATTCAGTTTCTTTTTTCTTTTATCACATCCACAGTCTACGTCTAACGCATCTGCTACTGTATCTACTACTTTTTTTATTCCTGTTGCTGTTGTTATTTTCTCAACAGTATCACCAAATCCTTTTTCAGATCTAGCTTTATGATATTCAAAATTTGCTTTAAATGTATTATAATCGCTCATAATCTTCGTTTTTATAATCTTCGTAATCTTCTGATAATTTATCTTTAATTATATTTTTTGAATTTTTTAATGTATTAAATATACTAACCCAACTTATTTTTGTTTCTGATGCAATTTTTCTTATACTCATTGGTGTATCTCTATACAAAATAAATAATTTTTTATCATACCAATGCCAATTTTCTATTTCTTCATCAATTTTTTCACAAATTTTATTATAAGCTTCTTGTTCTCTTAAGTCATTTGTATCTTCTAACTGAAGGATACCATCATCGATAGAAACTTTCCTAACTTTACGCTTGCTATTATAATAAAGATAATATGTAGTACGCAAAGTAAAATACATATAACCCCTACGTATATTCCCATTTTCAATAACTTTCTCTGGTTTAGCATATTTATATAATATTAAATAACTTTCTTGTACAATGTCCTCTGCATAATCATACTCGCCAAAACCATTAACAATTCTGATCCATTCCTTATGTTGTTTTGCAACTATTTCTAACCACTTTGCTGTTCCCATTTCACAGTAACATTTATAAAACCAACACAACACTGTAGTGTGTATTCGTCAAATCCATCATCATATTGTTCTTTGTGATATAGGAAACCCATCATAAAACCTTTTATAAGTGCAATATATATGTCAGCGTGTTTTACTTGTCCAATCATGACAAATATTGTAGTTATAACAAGTAATATAATAAGTATCAAAATAATAAATCTTTTGTTTTTTCTGTTAATTCTTTATCCATGAAAGTAAAACCTATATTATTTAATAGCATTTTTAATTTTATAGGTTCATCAAAAGGAGTACATCTTCCTCCTGTTTCCATTTCTTTTATTTTTAATATATAAAGATTAGAATAAATCCAATCTGTTGGATGAGATGTATATCGATGTATACAAATCAGATCATCACATCTATTACCCCACTTACCTCCTCCTTCTACACTTGCCATATTAAGTGGCATAGGTAGTCCTTCATATTCATGACCTTTAGGATGTGTTCTTCTTAATGCTTCTGTTACTCCATGAGCATTTAAAAACACTGTAATATTATTTTTCTTTGCAAACAACCTAAACTCTGTACTTACTTGATAATCGTACTCATGTCCTCCTACTTCTCTATATAGTTGTTTGTCTTTTACTAAAGAATTATATGGATCTATGAGTATTGCATCATAATTCCATGCTTCTTTAATTTGTTTAGCTTCTTCTAAAAGTTCTGTATAAGTGTAAAGCTCTTCTACATCTATGATCTTAAAATATCTATCAGACCAATTTAATGCATCTTGTATCTCTGCGTCTTCTGCCTGTGTTATAGGCTTACGCATTTTAAACTCTACTAATTTTCTTTGAACTGATTGTGGAGTATTTTCTGATGACCATATCAGAAATCTTTTTTTGTGTTTAAGAGCCCAGACAACGAATAAATACAAAATAACAGTTGTCTTTCCTACATTAGCATGTCCTATTAATAAATTAAAGTTTCCCTGCTTATATCGTAAATATTCGTCTATTTCTGGGTGTCCTATCTTTAAACCTTCTTTTACTCTTCCGTGTTTTATATCTAGTAATTTTTTAAATATTGAGGAAGAGTTTACTATCATTTATTCTAATTTTAAAAAGGTAAGTTGTCTCTGTCTGGCATTTGTGCAGATGCAGAAGTTTCTGCAACTCTGTTGATAATTTTCCAACCAGTTACATTAATGTAGTATTTTCCTTTATACTCGTTAGATCTTAAGTTAATAGCTACAGTAACTTCATCTCCAACATTAAGGCCATTTACTAAATCTATATTTTGGTTTACAAATTCCACAGGTATTTTTTGTGGATATTTTCCTGGAGTTTCTATTAATACAATTTTCTTTTTAAACTGTTTAATAGTTTCTAAATCTCCTATAGATTTTATAGTTCCTAATAATTCCATTTTTATTTATATAAATTGTTAAAGTCTTCTGTTGTTGGTTTCATATTACATTCAAAATATAAAAACTTTCTCAACATGTTTATATCATTCAATATGTTTGTTCTCTCTTCAGAGGTTGCTTTTTGCCATTTATCTGACAATACAATTTCAATAGCTCCTTTTGCAGCTACTTGATTTGTTATAGATTCTTGTTGTGTAGACGTTGCTACAACTTTATCACTCTTTGTTATCATTAAAAAAATTGTTTAATATTAATTGTCTGTCTTCCTTACTTAAAAAATCGGCTTGTAAAATTTCAAATAAAGTAGATCTTAATTTATCGATTTCTTCTTGCTTTTTCTTAAGCAAATCAATATAATGTAATTCAATCATATTATAAATCTAATAAAAAAAATCATATTATTAAAAAAATGTTAATAAAAAAAAAGAGAGACTTGCTATTACCTAAATCTCTCTCTTTAAACAAAGAACAATAAAAAACTAGAAAAACTCATGTATGAAAAGAAAAGTCCTTTGATTTCTCGTTATACTCTTCAATCATTTCCATGATTTCTATATCTGTAAATTTAGCTGTCTTAAGACTTTTATTGTATAATTCTTTTGATAAGTTTTCGCCAAGATATAAACTATATTTATACTGCTCTCCATATTTAAACACATTACACGCTACGCATTGAGCATGTACATTTCGTTCATCCCATCTAGTTGAATAATGTTTTCTTGATATAAAATGACCAGCTTGTATTTTAGTCCAATGTGTTTTTTCACCACATGTAGCACATCTACAATACCCTTCTTGATCTGCATCTCTTAATCTTATGTATTTAGAAAATACAGCATCTAGTTTTTTTATAAGGTTCTTTCGTTTAGGTTTTCTAGCCATTTAATTATTTATCTTAATACCACTACCCACCAAAGTTATCGACTTTTTTTTAAAAAGTAAATAGTTGACAAATTGTTTTTATTAACAATCATTGGATTTTTCCTCCTTTGCTTTTACCTGAAGGTGCTGATGGTGAAGGTGTAGGGCTAGGAGAACTTGGAACTGGTATACTGCTTCCTCTATTCGAGTTACTATAAGATGGGCTATATCCAGATCCACCACCATTAAATCTATAGTTATTATATGGATAATATTGATTATAATAATTAGGGTATCCATAAGGAGTGTAGTAATTATTAAAGTATGGTCTAGTTCTATAAATATATACTGGGTAATATTTAATTTTAGGTTTTGATATTATAGTGTCTTTACCTGACTTATATATACCATCTTCAAAATATTGTAAATTTTCAGGCCAAACTTTTTGTAATCTATCTACTACACTACTTTTAATCGTATAACACGAAGAAAACGTTAGTAATAATAAAAAAGGTATTATTTTTTTCATATTGTTCTTTATAACTCTACACCTCTTTTTTGTAGTTCATTTAAAATTAAATGTTTTTTTCTTCTATATATAGAATTACTAAACATCTCTTTTAATTCTTCAGTTTTAAAACTACAAGGTGGATAATGTCTCCACGTGTATAGTTTATCGTTTATTATCTTGCCTCTTGTATCTCTCTTATACTCTTTTGTAGAAGGTTTTAATTTTATAGACATGTTATTTTGCTATTGACTTAAATTTCTCTGCACCTCTTGAACCAAAGTATGCTACATAAACTGTAATTAGTAAAGACTTTAATAAATCAACCCAACCACTATCTACACTAAAGTCTAAACCTGTTGAGTCTATAAATATAAGTAACATCATAGATACAGTTAAGAATATTAAAGCAAGTGGTCTTGTGTTTTTAGACAGCCAAGAATCACTCTGCATATCACTTGCCCAACGTTTAGATACTTCTTGCATTTCTACTGTATCTTGATTTAATAATGCTAATGCCTTTTCTTTATCTTCCGCTGGTAAAACTGGATCTTTTTCTATAAGATTTTTTACAATACCAAAGACCCCTTTGTCAGGAAGTACATCTCCCAGTGATCCTATAATACTAGAACCTGCTCCAGATAAAAACTTTCCTACTTTAGTATCTTTTAATTTCTTCTTACTCATTTCTTTTTCATGTGTTTTGTTAAATGCGGATATTTTTCATACAAAAAATCTTCAATTATTTTATATAGCTTTTTTGCTATTTTCATATCTGCATATAATGTGTTTTACCATCTCTTTTAAACGCTTTTAAACATTTGTTTCTGTTGTCTCTTTCGTTTTTATAACTAACATGTACCCAATCAGGATTATCATCATCACCAAATTCCCATATCATCTGATCAAAGTCTAAATTTTCTTTTATATAATCAAACATTTCTGCGTTGGTTTTATGACCATAAACATCATCTATATCCATAGCTCTACCCTGACAATGTTGAGAGTTAGAGCTGCCACCTATTGCAGTATTTAATTCAGGACATCTAAACATACTATTAATCTTTATAGGACCACCTACCCATTCTCTTAAAGGTTCAAATACATTATTAGCTAACGTTCTCATGTTGCTAGTCTCATATTCACCAGGAGAATTATCTATGTTTAAACGTAAAGCTGTATTTGATTTGATGGCTTCTCTATAAGTTATGTGTGCACTTATATTGTTCATCTTGTTACATTTTAATTTTCTTCAACCAGTTATTCCAGGCATTTGCTACCTTGTTGTTAAAGTTTTCTAGTTTGTTTGCCAACCATCTTAATATTCTTACCATAATTTAATTGTTTTTTAATAGTTGATATATTTTTATTATTGTATAAACGAGCGTTGCAATTATTAGAAGTCCTTGTAGTACTGCGTTTATTTCTGCTATTGTTATTATATAAACTGCAACTCCTAATATTGTTGGCTCAAATCCTTGCATTATCTTCTATGCTTATTTATAATAGCTTGTATGCTATCTAATCTTACTGTTATTTCCATTGTTAATCCTGCTTCTAATCTGGAAACGGGACTGTTGTTTTTATATATTACGATTGTGGGAACGCTTTTGATGCTTCTTTTAACAGCATCGCTTTGGTCTTCTACATAAGCATATTGAACTTTAGTGTTTCTTAACTTATCTAAATTTTTATAACTGTTTCTCTCGTTCCATTTATAATTAAAATGTACTGTAGTTATATCTTGACCATAACTAAATACACTAAACAGCAATGCTAAAATTAATATTCTCATTTTTTAATTATTTCAAATAGTTTCTCATCAATATTCTTAACAGTCTCATCTATCTCTTCTACCTTTTTATTTGTATTTATGATATTTTCTCGGATCAATTGATCTTTAAGATCATACTCGGTTCTAGAAACTTCTGGTTCTGGCAGCTTTTTAGCTTCTTCTATATCTCCTTGTAGTGCATACCACATACCTACTAATGAAACTATTCCTGCACCCATCATAATTAGGTTTTCTATTGAAACATTTACCTTTTTCTTTTTAATATCGTCTATATCTAAATCTGCCATAATTAATTAGTTTATAAAATTTCACAATTATCACCTCCCCAAAATATTCCGTAATAATGATAGTTTAAATCAGACCTTCCATTTATCGGGTACCAGTCTGAATTTGTTAAAAGTCTATCACTTGTCCAGTCTAATCTAATATATTCACCAAATGCACCAAAATTAAGATTATATTCTGCTGAACTTGAAGAAAATCGTAATACATCATCAAACCTATAAAGACCACCTGATACTGAATCATATAAAGGTTGGTAAATATCTGGACTTTCATTAAAATTAATAAACATAACCCTAACATATTTTGGGTCTGCACTATCTGTCATACTATACACAGTCCTTGTAGAAGTACTAAAATTACCCAGCCACATACCCATTTGTTGATGAGGTTTTTCTGCAAAACAATAGAATGTATAGTTACGACCATTAAATGTACCCGTATCGTAGTTACCTCCTGCTATTGTGTCACTATCTGGATATGAAACTACACCTGAAGTTCCATAATTATTTGCATTAAGAAATCCTTGGCCTGTTCTTTGTTCATCATGTAATACATCGTCATAATAATTAGTGATTGGAGTGGATGAATGATCACCATAAGTGCTAACTACTATTTCTGGAGCAACCCCTAATCCATGTCCAAAAGTGGTTCCGCTACCACTAGAAGTAAATTGTACTATAGAGAACCCTGCGTCAGCAGATGCCATAACGGTACTTGTTACGTTACCATCATTATTGGTTACAGATTCATTACCTGCATATAAAGCTAATCCAATATAATCTTTTCCTGATTGGTTTATACTACCACTTGTTGAACTATTACCTTTTATAGTAAAACCATCTGAATTCCATTCAATTACTTGATTAGAGCCATTTGATACATTTGTTCCTGATGAACCACCACCTTGTGAAGTGTGCCACCAAGTATTTGCTTCTAACTTATGAGTATAATATTCATAAGAAGACTCTGATTTTTTTCTAAATTTGATAAAATCAGGTTCAAATGACATTCCAGAAACTGTAACATCACTAGTTCCTCCTCCTGTAAACTCAAATATCGCTGCGTAAGGTCCAGCGAATGACCCACTTGCTGCGGGTATTCTTTTATTCAAACTCATAATTAACTACACTTTTTTTAGTTGTTAAAGCATTTATTTCAGATTCTTGTGTGTCATGGTCGCTTAATATTGTTGATCTTGCGTCTTGAACATCTTGTGGAATATCAATACTTCTTTCAGCGTTTCTAATTACATACCAATCTGTTTCTGCTAACTTATTATTAGTGTAGTCTCTTAATGCATCTATCTTGTTTGATTTTAATTCAGACAAAGATTCATCCCAAGTTTTGTTATTAACTGGATAAGTAAATACACTATTATCAGAATCAAAATAAATATCACCAATACTTTCAATATTGCTATTATGATCAGGCATTACAACATTATAAAACCCATAAGATTGTGCCTCTTCATCTGAAAGATTATTAAATCCTGCGATTATATTACCCCAAGATTTAGGTAAGTTGTTGTATGTTTTAATTTCTCCGTTTATATCTATTGCGTACATATTTTTATTATTTATCTATTAACTCGGTGTTGTATCTGATGTGTATGTTGCTACTTGATAGTTGAAAATAGCATTTGCTGAATCATCTATACATTCAACTATAATTGAATTAGTTGTACTACCATCATAATCAACAGCAGCTAATTTGTTAAATGTTTCACTTGTTGCTGCATCACTATCAAAAGTAATTGTTTGTGCTCCTGTTAAATTATAGAAAGTAATTACTTGTCCCTGCTTAAAGTTTGTAAAATCAAACTCTATTGCTCCTGTTAAAGAAGAACCCATTTTAAACGTAGTTCCTGCTGACCAATCAATACTTACTGCTCCTGTGTAAGTAGTTATATCAACTTTAGCTGTATATCTGTCTTCTAACTTAGCAAATGTTACATTATTATCTGCTATATGTACCGTATCAACTGCACCATCTGCTATTTGACCAGAATCTACTGCGTCATCAGCAAGTTTCGCTGCGGTAACTGCATCATCAGCTAATTTTGCTGTTGTTACTCCTCCATCAGCTACTCCTCCTGCACCAGCGTATAACTCTGTAAAGTTATCATTGGTTTTGTCAAAGGCATCTCTTATTGGATCCCCAGTACCGTCATTTGCTGTAGTACCTATGTTTATTGTTTGTTTTGCCATAATTTATTTTTAATATAATGTTATATCTGCTGTATATACTGTTGTGTCTACTGTCTGATCCGTTGTATCTGCTCTAAAATAACTTCCATCTGCATCAAAAGGATATATAATCCCCCAACCATTTGCTTCATTCGTGTTTCCAAACCACGATACTGGATATATTGAACCGAAACTCATATTATTACAATAAGTTTTTTAATTTTTTGTTATTCTTTGTAAGCTCTAGAATATATTTTTTTAATCTTGTTATATTATATTCTTTTGGCTTATACTTTTTCTTTATAAAACCCATCCTTCGAAACTAGCATCTTTATCTGGATATACATCTTCATTAGAGCTTGAATTATACTCAGGAAAGTCACTATTGTTAAAACTCATGTAACTAATAAATCTATCAGTATAATATTGTGCAAGATCTCTTTCTTTTTCTATTAAGAAGTCTACTTCTTCCTTTTCTACATTTGATGCATTTTCACTTGTATGTTTATAAACCCCCTTGTTAGCTACTGTATAGGCAGCAAAAGGTAAATACTCAACCATAGCCCAATGGATAAGCATTGGCTTTACGTAATCTGTTACAAGACTTAAATAATTTCCTGTAAGACTACTAGCAATAATATCTGCTTCTATTTTGTCTAATAAATCTGTACCTAAATAATTTTGTATATGAATGTCTTGTGCAATCTTAACAAACTGAATAAATTTGTCAGTATCAACGTTTCCGTTCATTGCTGTAAACTTTACTATATCTTTTCTACTAATTAATAATGCTTGTGCCATGTTTATCTTGGGTTTTTATATCCTTTATTTGGCATGTCTATTGGTCTAGTTGCCACTTTTTTATCGTTTGTCTCTGGTTTAAATCCTTCTTTTTTTGCTTTATTCACAGAAACCTCTGATCTAGGGTTTTTTGGGTCTGGATTTACATTTCTTTTCTTACTCATGTAAGTTTTACGCATCCAGTAGTGATGACAATTAGCACCACCTTTATATAACCATATATCATAAGTATTTGCTCCGTCAGGACCAAAGCCTGCGTTTACTGTTCTATTAGACATTTTATCTATATCTTCTTTTCTGTAAATCTTTTTAGCTGATACCATTTTTCTACAAAACTCTCTAGAATTATCACTTACTTTTAGTGGAGCATATTGATACCTTACTCTAAATCTTAATCCTTCTTCATTTTCTCCATCTTGTTCTGATTTCGCATTTGGTCTTGCTGTTCCTGTACTTGCTAATCCTAACATTTTATCTAATCCTTCTTCTTGCTCATAGTCTACAGCTCTTTCATCTACAAGTTCCCAGCCATCATCTAACATGTCTTGCTCATCTTGACCTGCTTCTATTAACTCATCAGCTATTTTATTTAATGTTTCATCATCTATGTCTGCTGATAATTTAACTCCTGTCTCTTCCTCTCTAGATTCATCTGTAATAGCATTGTCTGTTTCAATAAATGCTAAAGGTTGTAATGTTTTAAAGTATAGGTTTAAACTAATGTTGTTTACAGCTAAAACTGAATCTATACAACCAATTAATAATTCTTGATAAGGTTTAATTGTTATGTTGTCAAATAATAAAGACGCTGTTTTAATTTCATCTGCATTTGAACCAAGTCCAGTATTCTCTGTTCTAATACCAAGTAATAAAGGTGATGTTACTCTATGACCAATTATTAGCTTTCTAGAACATTCATTAGCTAAATATTCGTAGTGTGCTGGTGCATCACTTAATGGAACATCATCTATTGTTGTTTTACTCTCTTGGTTATTGTTAAATGCTATAATAACTTTTTCTCCTCTTGCTCCAGTTAATTTGCTCATTACATCATTTTTAACCTGGAATTGCTTTTCTCTATCAGGGACTCCGTTATTAAAATTGACAACTTTAGTTCCTGAAAATCCGTTTTGAACATCATTGATTAAATAATCTGCTATTTCTGACTCTAATTCAGCATAAGCAAGAGCTCCTTGATAATCTACTGGACAATAATAATCATATCCACTAACATATCTCTTTACAATTTTTATTTCTGGTTCTTTACCATTACCAAATCCAAATGCAGCAATTCTTTTAGGCTTGCTGTTGCCTTTTATCTTGCTCCAGTCATGAAAATAATAGTATGCTGGTATCTCACCATCATCATTCATCTTTTCTGCTCTTAAAGTCTGTCTAGGGAAGTGTTCTGCTTTTACAACTCTTCCTCTATCATATAAAATTTGAAAACTACCTTCTCCTAATAATTTAAGATCAAGAATTACGTTTCTTAAATCACTATCACTAAAGATAGACTTCATTGCTGCATATTCATCTGGTTTTCTGTTGCTATCTGTAGCATCTAAACCCTTACCGTATATTAATTGTGATATACCTTGAATAATAGCATTGTTTGTTGCTGAATTAATAAACAAATTAATTAAATAAGAATAGTAATCGTTATTATCACCATAATTAACCCACTCTTTGTGTTTATCTTCTTTTATTTTTGGTCTATTGTATTCTGATAAATTAACTATATGTAAATTGTCCATATTATAGTACTATAAATTCGTTTGTTGTTTCTTGCTCGTCATATTCATTGTTATTTACAGAATAAGTAGAAACAGTTTGATTTGTGCAGAATATTTTGTCTTTATAAATAACATTTCCGCTTTTTTTAATAGTCAATGTATAAAATGTATCTTCTACTAATGTAAATACAGCAGAGTACTGATAATAATAATCAACTGCTGTAAAAGAATTAGTATCTACATCATATACTGACTTATTTGTTGTTTCATTTATAATTGATATGTTATAAATGTTACTTCCAGAGGTCTCATATTCTCTTGGAATAAAATTAATCGTTTGAGAACTTGATGTGTTCTGTAATATTATCATATATATACAATAAATTTAATGTTTTTTTGTTAAGTATTAAATAAAAAAAAAGAGGCAAATTGCCTCCTTTCTTTTTAATAAAATAGAGATTATTAGAAGTCTGAACCAGATGTTACAGTTACTGTACTTGACATCCCTGCAAAAGGATCTGCTTCTGTTGCACCTTCTAGGAAGTTAGCAGGTATTTGCTCACTTGCAGAGAAAGATAACGTGTATCCTGATAAATCTCCCATTGCTGCTCCTGTTACGATAGTTCCGCCATTACAGTCTGAACCATGTTCTGCTCCCATTAAAAAAGCATTACCGTTATAATCGTGTACTACGATGTGTGGTCTACCATAAGCTAAAAATTTAATTTCTTTATGATCTGCTACTGATAATTTTTTTAATGTAAGATTTAAGTTTTGCTCAAAGAAAGTTGTACCATTTTCTCTTGATGCGTTAATTGTTTGTTCGAAAGATGAATTACCTTTTAATTCGTATTTGTATGCTGTTACAGTTCCTAGATCTTCAACTGAATCGGTATCTACACTATCGTATGCAATAGTAATATCTCCGTAATCAATGAAGTAAACTGCTTTTATACCACCAACTACATCCTTACAAGGTTCTATTCTTCCTTTATTTAATCCACAAGCCATATCTTTTTTAAGTTTTAAAAAAAAAGGGTGGTAGCTTATACCACCTACCCTTCTTTATTGTTATACAATTATTTTAATTACGAAGTTGCGTATAAAACAATATCGCCTCCGATTGCGTGCTGAATACCAGCAGTAAATCTCATGATAACTCTTACATTTTGAGATCCATCAAGGTCAGCCATATCTAGTACTTTTACTTCGTTGTAATCAGACATTAATCCTGTACCGAAGAATAAGTTGCTAGTTTCTGCTGCTACAGCGTCATTGTCAGATAGACCTGGTGCTAATACAACTGGAATACCGTCAAAGCTTAAACCTTGACCCATGTTGTACCATTGTGTACCTTGATTACCTGTACCTGCTGCACCTAAACCTGATGCTCCAAATCCACCTAATGCTCTAACGTAGTTTCTGTACATGTTAGAAGGTAAGAAAATCTTCATGTCTTCTGCTCCATAGACGGAATTCGGGATTGCATCTGCAATTTTCCCAAGCTCCGTGATTATATTTGAAGAACTTGAAGCCGTACCTGTTACGTCATTCACGTCTGAATCTGCACCTAATGTAGTAATGAACCCGTCGAATTCACCGTCGGTTGCATTTGTCCCCGTCCAGATATTTTGCTCGATTTTTTCTGCAACTTTACTTGCTACATGTCCGATTAACCAATCAGAGAAGATAGGAGGTAAGTCTTGGTTTATTGCAGAGTAACCCATTTGCACTGCTTCCCAGTCTGCTACGTAATCTTGCTTACATAACTCTAGGTTAACTTGGAATTCTTCTGGAGTTAAAATTCTTTCAGTTAATGTTAAAACGTCTGATTGACCTGAAAAATCACATGCACCGTTTTTAACAATACTTGTAGAAGCTACTTTTTTCATAACTTCTTTCTTTTTCACGTTAGGTCTAATTGTAATGTTACCTTGTGATAAAGTTGTACCGCTTAATAAAGCAGCTGAAACGTACTTACCAGCAAATTCACCTGCGTAAGTAGTTGTTATTGATGTTGTTGAACCATTTGCCATTTTTAAAAAATATTAATTTAATTTTGAAATTGTTTGAAAAACTCTATCCAAAGTACCCATAGGTCTATTTTGTGCATAGAGGATTGTTTCAGGTTTCTCTTCTGTTTCTGGGTTATGCTTAACCTTTTCTACTTCTGATAATTCCTCTTTTATGTCTTCTTTTTCTTCAGAAGCCATTTTTTCGTCTTTTTTACCGTAACCCATCTCTTCGATCATAGTTACAATATCTTCGACGGCTTTTTTAACTTCTGCTAATTCTTCTTTAGTAGCATAATCTGCTGCTGCTTCGACTTCTTCAGCCGCAGGCTCGCCTATAGAAGCAATTATACCTTCTTCTTCTACAATTAACTCCGTAGAATCTTCAAGTGTATAATTTCCAACTGGTAAAGCTACTTTCTCGTCTTCTGTAACAATAAAAATCTCGTTACCAGCTTCGAAAGCTTCTGCTTCTACTGTTGTACCATTTTCAAGCTGCATAGTTGCAAGCTCTACTTTTTCTTCTACTTGATCTTCTGATAAAGTTTCTTCTGTAACTTCTGTTTTAGTAACTTCTTCAGTTAATTCAACTGACTTTTCCCCGACGGTAGCCTCTGTTGCTTCAACTTTTTGTTCTACTTCTTCAGAAAGTACAACTTCTTCTTTAACGTCAATACCAAGTAGGTCTTTTACTTGTTTTAACATTTCTGTCGCTTTCATAGTATTACAATTAATTTAATTAGTATTTGTTATATTTTTAAAATCAGCTTGTACCCTTAATACTTCCTATTCCTTGTGCAAAGTAATCATCTGGATTACAACATTTCCTCGAATATGTTCCATTACGGCATAAACATGCTCTTTTATCACTGCTAGGTACGTTATAGTGTCTTTTATAACTCATTTTACAGGTACACAGTTAGGAACTTTTTTTCCATTTTTCATTTTCCATCCAATCATTTCGTATCCTTCCCAACAAGGTTTTTTAAGTTCTTGCTCATGTGTTTCACAAGGCATATACCATGTTTGACCGTCTACTTCATGCTCATGAAAACCTTCACATCCCATTTCTTCTGCTTTTATTATTGCTTCTTGCTTTGTATCGTATGCTCTTTTGCCATCAATAACAATAGAAGCAAGAGAAAGTTTATCTAAACTTCTTAATTTACTCTCTGCCCATGACTTTGCTGATTTACCTCCCCATAATAAGTAAGATATATATCCGCAAGCCTCTTTATCTCCAGTTTTGTAATACTCTTCTGCTCTTGATAGATAACTATACATTCTTTTTATAGTCTCTACGCTTAATTTTTGTTTTCTTGCTAGCTGTTGAGCTCTAACTTTACCAACTTGTGTAGCACATTTGTTGTTTACCTTCTTATTTAACTCAATTCCTCTCTTTGCATTATTAGCTACACTATCTGGATAGTCATTATATGTCTCTAATTCTGTTTTTTTACCAGATTTATATCTTTTGTCTTGTTTTATGATTGCTCTTACTGCACTTAACATTTCTTTTGCCTCATTTTCTTCAATTTCTTGAATTTCTGGGTCTTTACATATACATTCTGGTAATTTTTGCTCACATCCGCAATCTGAAAGCTTATTTGGCTCATTTGGACGCTCTAATTTATCTGCAAAGTAGCCTTCTATTGAAAAACCTTTAACTTTACCTGTTTTTACATAGTTTTCCCATACATCATCATTTTCTACCTTCATAGAAACCATCCAAGTGCCTAATGGCACGTCCATATCATACATTTTAGTCTTATCTTGCTCTCCTTCTACTATCCAACTCTCTACAACAGTAAGTCCGTTCAAAGGTAACTCGTGTTCTAATGTAGATCTGTTCTGTTTTTGTCTTTTTAGGAATAATTCGCTAGCTTTTCTTACAGTATTACGTGAAAAGTATATATAATACTCTTTTTCACCACTTTTTCTATATATAGGTTTATTAGGAATTAATGCTGGTCCTAATAATAGTCTTTTTTCTTTGTCTAATTCAGCAAGTTTAAACTCCTGGTTCTTTAAATAGACAAAATCTTCTTGTATTGCAGGGTTTTCTACAATACTAATGGCATCTATACCTGATACCTGATCTTCTTCGTCGATAAATAATTCTATGATGTCCATATTATAACAATAGTGTTTTTATTATTTTGTTTTAATTACCTAATGTTGCCTGATTAGCTGTTTTACGATCTAACGCTTGTTGGCTACTCATATCAGTACTAACTACATAAGCTCTTACTGGTTTTTGTTGTGCTGTAGCAATAGTTTGTGCTAATTGGCTTTCTGCTGTAGCTCCTACAACATTAAATGCTGGCGGTGCTGCTGATGCTGCTGCTGGTATAGGTGCTGAAGCTCCTCCACCTTTTGCAAATGATGGTGGTTGTGGTTGTTTGGTTGATGCTATAGTTTTAACATTAGCAAGACCAGCTGCTATAACTGTAGCTGCTCCAACAAATCCAAATATACCACCTTGACCTAATGCTTTAGTTGCACCTGCATAAGTATCTATTATTGCCTGTGTAATTGCTATTGCTTTTCCAAAACCACTATTTTGTCCTACAAGATTTGCTATAGCACCTAGTGCCCCAGAAATCGCTGCTACTTTAGCATCTGCTATTTCTTTATCTCTTGCATTTTCCTGTGCTGTTGCTTCTTTTTGGAATTTTAATAATTCATTTTCTGCATCTACTCTTTCTTGTGTACCTTTTTTAAAACTATCAATTCTTGTTTGTAAAGTTTTTTCAATCTCTGATCTTTCTTCTGCCTCTATACTTTTTAGTCTTTCTAATCTTTGTACTTCATTATCCATTAATTCAGCCTTCGCTTTTTCTTCTATACTTGTAGCTTCTTGTATTCCTTGTGCTTTTGAAGTTTCTAAATCAATCAATTCTTTTTCTAATGCTGCTTCATTAGTTAATTGTTCTGACCTTTGACCTGCAATTCTTGCTCTAATAGCTGCTAGTTCATTTAAAGCCTCTTGTCTTCTTACTTTTGCATCAATATTATCTTCATCTAAAGCTAATTCTGCATTTGCTGCATTAACTGCTATTTGTGCATTTTCTAAAAGTTTTTTCTCTTGATCATCTAATATTCTAGCTAGTTCTTGATTAGCAGCTATTCTTTCTTCAACTGTAAGCCTTGTGTCATCTCTTAATTGTCTTTGTTGTTCTGCTTGTCTATCATATTGCTCTATTAAACCTGCATTAATTGCTTGAGTTAATTTATAATCATTATTTAATTTAGTAATTTCTTTTGCTTGGTCTACTATAGATTTAGTATAGTCTTTTGTTGCTTCTACTACTTTTTTAGTTGTTTCTGCAATTTTATCTGCACTATCATCTACACCTGTTAAAACATCTACATATTCTTTACCTGCATCTTTAACAGAATCTAATGCTCCTTTAAAATCTCCCTTTAATAATTTACCAATAGCTTTACCTACATGACCAATTACTTCCAAAGCAGAATTAAATCTTTCAATAAGATTATCTAATATTGCTTTACCAAAAGCTTTTAAGCTTTCTACTGGGTTTTCAAATATATCCTTAAAGAAACCTACTACTGTTCCTATATTAGATTCTATAAATTTAAATAAATCATTAAATACTAATTTTAAAGCTGTAGTAGCTGTAGCAAACGTATCTACAACCTTCTGGTTAGACATAAATGTTTCTCTTAATATTTCAAGAATAGCTGTGAAGGCTTTTACTACTACAGTTCCTTTAAATATATTGTTTAAACCTAACATAGATTTTCCAGCAGCCTTTGCACCTTCCTGAATACCTTTAAGTCCTACTCCTATTGTTTGTAGATTCTTTTCAGCACCTTTTTTGCTTACATTTATTTCTATGTTTATTTCTTTTGCCATTATTTATATTTTTTTCGTTGTTCTAATGTTTCTTTGATTGATTCTGGCATTTTATTCTTACCAAGAGCAACATCAATATACTCTCCACGTATATTTTGGTCTTTAGCTAATCTCAATAATTGTAATATATTTCCTAGCATGTTGCTTCTAATACTTCCTTATAATAATAATAACTACAATGCGTTTTTGTTATATCAAGATCTTTAGGTGGATATTTATCCCTATAGTGTGATTTAACAAATAGTCCTTTATGTTCTCCTGTTACTCCTGCATTATGTAAAATTCTTTTACCATCTATCATTTTTAACGGATCTGTTGCCCAAACAAAATCTAATTCTTCTGAAATCTCTGTTTTATAACCTTTTTTCCAAAATTGCCATAATGTTGCCCACATTTCAGCTGTCCATGCTTGTATAGGATATGTTTCTTTGTACTCATCTACATGTTTATGATTAAAATCCCTCATTGCTCTATAAAGTGCGTTAGAATTAACGTAAACGTCTTGCCAAAACTTTCCATCTGTACCAGAAAATACAAATTGTGCTCCTCCTGCTTCTAAATCTCTTTCTTCAAGTATTTTTTTATCTATTTTTGCTGCATCCGCCATCATATCTAATACTTGTTCTCCTTTTGACCTTATATAATTAATACCTATGTAAGATCTAGTGTTTGACATATAAACTATACTAGGATCAAATGATGGTAAAGGTTTTAATAATATTGTATCTGCATCAGTATAATAATACTGCTCTCCTTGTGTACATGAACAACTACCAAAATACTTACTCATTAAATAAGGTTTAACAGCTGGTTTATATATACCTTGCACGTAGGTATAACTATGAAAATTTACAGTTGGATATTTTTCACTTAATTTTTCAAAACTATATTCACCTGTATTACCTAATAAGATAATAATATCGTTAGGGTCTACACCGTTTTTTATATACGAGTGTATTAATGTGTCTACTTGCCACTCATAATATTTTATTTCTGGTTGTGCTGATATATATTTCATATTATGGACATGTTGGACATGATGTTGGTCCTGTTAAAGTATTTGTTGTTGCGTTCCATTGATAATAATTACTAAAGTCTGCTGTATAAAAAGCATTACTACCTACAAAAGAAGAACATGTGTCATTTGTATAAATTTTTGTTGCAGTAGAAATATCATTTGCATCCATATAAACTGTTTTTGAAATAGCAACATTACAACATACATCTTCTGCTGATACTAATGATGTATATAGTGTTTGACTACCACAAGTAACCGTAGTTGTTGTTGTAGTGGTCGTGGTTGTAGTACAAGAACCTGTAATTACACCGTATACTGTTGGATCTAATACCGATGCTTGACCAGTAATATCATAACAATTTGAACCATCGGTAGAAATAGTAATATTAGTATCTCCTATAGTAAATCCTGATTCTAATTGTACGTACGTAGTAAATGAATCACTTTGTCTTTCTACTACAAATACGTTATCAGGTCTAGTTGTGCCTGGACAGTTTACAAAACCTGTATCTGTAATAGTACCTACATTAGTTGCTGAAGAACCTGTTGTACCAACTACAATATAAGTTTCTGATAATAAGTCAGTTACTCTATCGTTTACATCTAATGAAATAGCACTTGTTGTTTGGTCTGATCTATATCCACTTGAATTATCACTACATTTTCTTAACGCATAATATTGATTACCAGTACAATCAGAACATATATCAAAAGAAATCCAAGTATATACTAATATATTATCACTATTACAAGTTCTTTCTTCTACCCAATCATTATCTTGGTTACCTGAACCTGTTCCTTGTAATTCATAACATACTCCTGTTGTTCTGTTTTTAACAACTTGTGGGAATCCTCCAGCTGAATCATTACCTAGTGTTATTTCTGAATCACCATCACACTCTAAATACTCTCTCCATACAGATAAAGTAGGTTTAGTTGGTGCAGTACATGCTGGTGGGTCTGGTTTAATAGGACAACTACCACCATCAATCCAAACTTCTTCAGCAGGATCGAAATATCTATAACTTGTACCATCTGTGTAAAACCCTGTTGCTGCGTAATTTGTTGTTCCTACATCTGCTGCTGTATCATATAGGTATTCTGATGTTGTTGCAGATGTTAATGTTGCGTTGTTATCAAAATAATAGAATCCTTGTACACCACTTGCAGTATCACAATATTGATTTATAGGATTCCAACCTGTACCTAAATATATTAATGATTGTGCGTCTATACAGTTTACACAAACATCAAAACTAGAACCATTCCAATATCTTCTTACTTTATTATCTAAATCAAGAGAATAATAACCAGCAGGTGCGTTTACAGTACAATCGCTTGGTGTATATAAATTAGTAGCATTACAGAAATTAGCTTGTGTTTGTGCTACATCTGCTCCATTAATCCAATAAAAAGCTTTAGTCTGTGCTGATTCACAAACATTACTTGATGTAGAATATCTTAAATAAAATCTTGATTTTGTTGTTAAACAAGGATCTACTGTTGTTACATCCGTACAAGTAGAACAACCTATACCTTCTCCATCTCCTACTGTTATACCATTATTTGTAGCCCAATCTGTTTCAAAAGCAGTTGCTGATGTATAATAACATTCATTACCTATTTTTATATATGTACCTGTTGTGCT